ACGTCTTGCTGTCCCACATACTGTAGGAGTCTTTAGCCTTGTACATCCTCCACCTCCTCAAGCATACCAGCGTCAATCATGTCGGCAGCGAATGCCTCAACAGTATCAAACCTGATAGACTTGCCACTCCAGTCGCATGCAGACCTGGCTGCCATACGCATGAATGTGTTGTCACTGTCATACTCCCACGGAAACACGCCTTTCCATGCTTCTAGGAACGCTTCAGCAGTAGGAGCCTCAAACTCAATAGGATCCTCGCTGATCTTTAATAAAAACTTAGGCATTTGCCCCTCCTTTGGTTGTTTCATATAACTTAGTGCAAAGATTGCAAACAATCAAGGGAAATATGATATAAAATTTTTTTTTAAAATTTTTTGGGAGTTGTTTGTGGGGAACTTGGCGCAACGTGTCGCCCTGTCAAGATTTTAAAAAGGGGCGGTGCCATACCCACCCGTCCCCGATTTTGTCATTTGCCAAATGTCTATAGGGTACCTTGGTTGCAACCATTGCGTTAATCGCCCGTAGGGCTGCGCCTATGGCGTACAATTGTTCGGGTACTGGTACCCTACCACAAAAAAAAGGAGGCGCTGCAAGCGCCTCCAGTCGCGGTTTTGTGTAACGCGCTAGTTCAGCGCGTTACGTCTTGAATTGAGATATTCATAGGTTTGATCATCCAAGCCTGCAAAGATTGACGCAATGCCAAGACGGTTTTCAGGAAGCAATGCCGCCTCGCCTTCAATGGTGCGAGTGACAGATTGTATAGCCTCATAACCGTTTAAATCATGGTTGCCTTGGCTAGTACCGTATGAGTGACCGTAGGCCTGTTGATTGTGGCATATGATAGCATCATCACCATGTTGTGAACGCATTTCAGATACCCTAGCGCGAATGGTGCCTGCATCCCAACCTGTCACGTTTGATATATCGGCAACGGTTGCGCCACCATCACAACGAATAACAGACCACATCATCCCAATGCGTGAACCGTTGCGGTATGGCTGATCGGGTGTTGACGTTTGGACGGTACGCGACGCGCTATAGTCAATGCGGTTTTCATCACTATGCCTAAACATGGCATCAATAAGCAGGCACCATGCTTCTAATTTGGCAATTTCCAATGTGGCTTGATGCTGGCGGAATTCAATGGTGCCAACACGCGCCCATGTATCAAGAGAGACTGCCGCAAATTTGCGCCCCAAAATCTGGTTCAATTCATTTGCGCTTGTCGCATTGTTGAACTCGTCATGATTGCGCCCATTGTCACCAATGCGGCGGATGGAATGACAAAACCGCGCTTGGCATCCATTCTCGCGCCGTGATGGTGGCAATAGCAAATCAACGTCATTTTGTTGGTTGGCATAACGTACAATCACATCTTTGACCAATGCCATTGGCATAACGTCATGACATTGACTATCCATAGGCATGAAAAAGCCACCATTCATTTGCATGCGTTCTTTTGAATGCGTCCAATATTCAAGAGGCGAGATATCTTTGACGGCACGATTGCCAATATGAACATGCAAGCCACATCCCTTTTTTGATACCTTGCCACCATTGGTTTCAATAAATTGCATAACCGCTTTTATATCATCCATTGCGCCACCTGCACCATGTGCTGGCATTGGTGGAAAGACAATTTCCACATCAACATTTGCGGAACCGTCATATTTTACTAGCAACCAATCAAAGCCAGCATCGGTTAAAAGCGTGCGCCATTGATCAATTGAGCGATATAAACCGCGCTTATTGTGGAACTCTAATTCAACGCCAGCAGTCAAAAAGCTTGTGTTTGTTAAGTAAGCCATTGTTTTCATTACCTTTTTTCTGTTTTTGTGGACGCACGTTTGCGCCACTTCCTAAGTAATAATCGCAATCACTGCATAAGTAAACCCCAAAAAGAACAATTGTTCGTATTTTTTTATTATTGATCGGGAGGGCGGGCGTGTGCGCGTGAAAGAAAGGAGGAGCAGTAACTGGCAGCAGCAGCTAACCCCGACCCCGAAGCCCGATCCCCGATCCGATTCAACCCGGTGCTGCCCGGGCCTTGACCCGGTAAACCCGAACAATTGTTCTGGTTATGGCCCGGCTCCGCCCGGGACTGGGCAAAAAAAATGGGCCGCAGCACCCGGCTGCAGCCCAGAATTACCCGAACAATTTATATCCATATCCTCTGCTCCTCCTCGAATCCCGCGTTGTCCCGTGCATTGAATAGCTCGGAAGTGTCCAGACCGAAGTCCCGATAGCCGTCAAGAATAGTATCAAAGTATTGACGGCTGGGGCTGTATGTACCCGATGAGTTCATCCGATAGGTAAGCATCCCGTTGATCTCTACCTTGCGGTAGAGTCCAGAACTCACGCCCTCGTACCGATCAAGTGCCGCTTCATCTGCTTCTTCAATACGCCAGATGCCTACGGGCAAAAGGTCTTGTTCGTCCCCATGTTCTATGTCGGCTACACCCCGAAAGACTAGCCTCCAATTCGGAAAGTACGCAGACCCCAACGCTTTCGCGGTGGGGCTACGAAGTGCCATCTGGCTCTTATTCAAGTTTGAGCCATAGGCGAAATATAGTTTACTCATTTGTCTACCTCCATTCATCAACAACCTGTTCGCCTACGATATAAGCGTACATATTAACCAGCTTCTCGGGGCTGGACAGGTCAGTTGTTACCTCACCAAAGTTATCTTGCTCGTACTCTTTGATGGTTTCTATAATTTTAAATACTTGATCACCCATCCACTCAATCGCTTTGTGCGTTCCAATAATGTAATAGTCCATATTGAAAGCGTGGTGATGCCAGTCGTCCTTGTTGTCTTTTAGCCACTCAGCGTCCTGCTCTTTCATCCAGTCAACGAAGTGTTCTTTGATTTCTTCATACTTGTAAGTCATGGCTTTTGCCCTCCTTCTGTACTTATATATAGCAATCATTGCACACACTGTCAACAAGAAAAGAAAGAAAAAAAGATTTTTTTTTCAGCAGGTGCCGGGCCGCAGCAGCGCAGCGGCTGCAGCGAACAACCAGAACAATTGTACTGGTTAGCGCCGAGGGCCGCAGCACGGACAAAAAAATACCCGGCTCTCGCCGGGTCAGGTAGGTAATGAAAATGTTTCTCCCTTCTAATCGTGTGGTTGACCCGAGTCTAACCCGAGTTCTTCTGTTATCTCAGCCATCGCTCCAGCGATCTCGTCCCACTGCTCATCGTTTGAAACTTCATCTTTCGTCAAATCATGAACTCCGCTGCCTTGTGACGGAATAGAATCTTCACGAAACCTGTGAAGTGCATCCCAGATGGTCGATAAGTTGTTTTTAATTTCCTGCTCAGTCATATTGCCCTCCTTTGTAAGTGTAGAAGGTGCTGTTCGCATCACTGATCGGCGGTCATTGCTACCTTCTACTCGTATAGTTATAAGCAATCATTGCAACACTGTCAACAACAAAAAGCACAAAAAAATAAAAAAAGTATCATTTGGTACAAAACCGCAGCCAACTGGGACGGCGAAAACAATACGAACAATTGTACTGGTTACTGGGAGGCTGCGCCTGGGGGATTCGCCAGGCGTTCAACTAGATCTAGGGGGAGTCGCCAGGGACCAGTACCCCGATCCCGAACAATTGTACTTAAACCTCGACCCCGAACAAAAAGCCCCGGCAGCACGGGGCCACCGGGGGGGAGTTTTCCAAGGGAGGAGGGGACAGGATGACCCCGATTCAGCCCCGATGTCAAGCCCGACCCCGATCAAACCCCGATCCCGATGCCCCGAGCAGCAGCCCGATGACCCCGAACCCGAACAATTCTACTGGTACAGGCCCGGAAAGCTCGATGGTCGTCGCCCCCTCCCCCCGCACGGGGTGTTTTATGGGAATATCTGGGTTATTCGCTATCTTCCGCTATATCTTGTGGGTCATGCTCAATAATACCCACATCTGGTGTTACATTTACCATACGGGACTCAGCCAAACGCTTAAAATCTGCCAATTTGTTCGCAATATCCTGCTTTGTGTTGGCTGTAATCTCCTCTTTTACAACGTGCTGTTTGTTGATCAGTAGTCCCGCTGCCTTCAAACGCAACTCCTCTGCTCTCAACGCATCACTGAATTTACCCATTTCCCATGCCTGATCCCTGATCTTCTTTAGATCCCGAATAGACTTGTCGATTGTTACCCCGAAACGAGCCTGTGTCTCCAGTCGCATCTCCTGTAGGCGTTCTGCTACGACTGGGTTACGCAAAAGCCTCACAGCCTGCACTGTGGGGTTTTT